CTAACTCACAAACTCCATTATCATTAAAAACTAACTCACAATCACGATCTAATTTTGGACTTGTCATTTACACCTCCTATTTAGCTTTACTTGTAGAAGTTTCAGGACTAGGTCCAGGATTATAGTTATGAGTATGTTTATTTAAACTAATTCCTTTACCTATAACGTCTCCCGTTGCTGTAATACTCCCTTTTTGAGTAGTGTCACCATTTATAGTCAAGTCTCCATTTAATGTAACGTTGCTTGTAATCGTCGTTTGCTTACTCCCTGCAAGTATAGTTATATCTCCGTTGCCTTTTATTTCGATTCTAGTTCCTGCACCTTGTAAAATAATATCATCTGAATTATCTTCAAAACCTTTTTCACAACTTCCTATAATATAAGGCTCATTTAAACTAAATCTTTCAAGGCTTGTTTCATCAGATAAGGCAGTTTCACTAAAGCCAACCCATACAATATCGCCAACTTTTCTAGGTATTTGGAAACTCCAACCACCAAATTTAAGAAAATCTAATCTTACATCTATCAATGGCGGGTAATCAATCCTTTGTTGGCATAATTCTCTTTTTGCTAAAGGTTGCACTGTGCAAGTACCAGCACTATGATTAATAGATGTAATTTTACAAGCTAGACTTGTATGTAATTCATTTAAGCTATCATCTATCATATTTTTTATAACTTCTATCATCTACACAACCTCCACACTTGCAGACACTGTAAAGCTTTCAAGTCCACTAGCTACGAAATTACATTCTTTAACTACAACTTGTCCTTTAAATAAAGTGCTTTCTATCTCCAAGAGTTGACCAATTTTAATCAATGGAATTAATAGGCATTCAATATCAAATTTAGCCTTATTAGATGTTACTTTAGAATTCTCTTTTTTAGCTTTTTTGTTATCTTTTTCTTTAATATCCGCCTTATCCATTTTTTTATCTATCCTAATTAAACCTTGTTCTCCTCCTAAATGTAACACGCTAGAATATGCTTTATTAGGTAACTTAAATTCAATAGTTGTATTGGTAAATCTGCATATTGTCCCTGTATCTCTTGCTAAAATTGGGATAACATTAGATAATCTACCACTAAAGACCTTACCATTTGGATATACTGTATCTTTGCCTAGTTCCTTTACATCCATTGTAAAATTACACATTGTCCCTATTTGCTTAATAACTTCACTTGCTTTTATCCCTGCTTTAAATTGTCTGTTTATGATAGTATTAGCATAGGCCCTATTGTTTGGAGTTGCTTCAATAGTAGTTATAAAATCATTTTCATCTCTACTTGTGCTAATGCTTTCAACTATTCCATTAAATATAACTCCGTGTATATCTCTATAACCTGCATCTATTGATACATCTTGATTTAGTTTTAGTTTTTGTAATGTTGTATCAGATAAGTTATATAGTTTTATAGTTGCTAAATCGCTTTTATTATCATCAGTACATTTAACCTCAAATTCAACATCTAACTCATCATAATCAAATACTATCTCTCCAATAGTTATCAATCTAACTTGTTTCCACAGTTTCATCATCATCACCTATCATAAAAAACTTGTAATCTTTGTTTAGATTTTCAGGAGTAATTTTATCTTTTTCCTCAGCAAATTCATTAATTTTAATACATCTTAATTGTAAGTTTTCATCATTTCTTACTAAACTAAGATAATCAATATTAGGAACTAGCTTGTTATAACCTGTTATACGTTCATTTAAAGCATTTAAAATTGATAGGTATATAAAACTATCATAAGTATTATAAATTAGCTCTAAAGTTAAATTATTAGGCAATTCAGCTATTATTCCTCTTTCTTCAATATCAGATACATCTATTTCTAAAGCTTTCATTTTATCCTCCAGTTATAGTTTTAAATGCTGTTTTTTTTCTTGGTTTCTCTGTGTTAACTGAGTTATTATTTGTCCCACTTGTTACTTTACTAACTTTGCTTTTTTCTGCACTTGTTGGCTTACTAACTTTAGCAGTTGTACGCTTCTTTTTTCCTCCTGATGTTTGAGCCTTTTTATTATCTGTTTTTACATCACTTTCTTTAATTTCTCCAACTTGTATCTGTCTTAGAGTGATAAAGTATGTAAAACCATATTTTTGTTTATCCGTTTCAGTTTCTTCTATATTTTCAATTATCATATGCTCATATGTATCTCTATTAGAAAAAACGAACTGTACTTCTTCTCCTAACTCCTGTAGCTTCATTAATTTATCCCTATTTAACATATAGTCACTGCTATTATCTACAACTGTAATATTTATAATCATTGGCTCTTTTCTTACTGAATCACTTATATTAAAACCGTTTTCAACTCTTTTACTAGGTAAAGACATTGGGAGACTTCTTGATTTTTCTGATATTACTTCTAATGGAATATCTTGTATATAGCTTTGACTATATGTTCCACCTAATAAACTAAGTGCCATATTTATAGCTTGTTTAAAAAAACTCATTCAAACCTCCTAATATCCAAAACCATAATTTACAACTCCAAGCTGTGCTTTTAATTTTTCTATGTCTTGTTTTTCTTTGTTTCTTAAACTATTATCTAGCATTTGTTGTATCTTTGCCCCGTCTGTTGCTTCATTTACTGTAACATTTGTATTATAAGTTGGAGTATTAGTCAATGTTACTTCAGGCTTTATCATTTTTTTAGTTTCTTGAACTGTCTTAGTATTTAGATTTTTAGGCTCTTTAAAAGTAGAAAAATTTTTATTAAAATTCTTTAAATCAATAGCATAATCATCATTTAAAGGAACTCCTTTAACTCCACGATTTACATTTATGTAATTTTCAAGTTTAACTTGTTCTTGTATCTTTTTGTTAGCTTCATCTAATTTAAAAGCACTGTACATATCATCAGTTTTACTCATATTTTGTGTTGCACTGTGAACTTTATTAAAACCAGAACTTATATTCGAAGTTGTATTATTCCAATTGATCCCTTCAAAATCTCCTGTTATAGCTTTATATGTATTTTTTGTAAAGTCTATTGCTAGTCCTCCAGTTGCTCCCCAAATCATTTGCAATACTCCAGCACCTGATTTAAGAACATCTATTAAATCACTTAGAACTTTAGTAGTTAAATTAATCTTTTCAATTCCACTATCAGCACCTTTAGTCCATAAATCCCAAAAGTCAGATACTCCTTTTCTCAAATCTGCAAAACGGTAATCTGTCCCTGTAAATTTTAATAGTGCATTAACTGCATCCTCTGTAAAACTTTCTTTTCCTTGAAAAGCACCGAATATATCTTCAATAGCTAAAACTAATGCAATAAGTGGAAATTGAGTAGCTAAAGCTATACCACCTATAATTTTAAAAGCATTTTTTGCACTATCAGGCAAAGCATTAAAGCCTTTTTTTATATCTCTAAATACTCCTAAAAATGTATCAACGAAGCTAGCACCTGCTTTAAATACCATGTTAACTATATCTTTTAATCCTTCTGCATTATCTGCAACAAACTCCCAAAACTTCGCTCTTGTATCTCTTACAGACATTCCCCAAGTTTCATATAAATCACCGATTCTATTCTTTGCTGATGTTATTTTTCCCTCTGGAGTTTTTAACATCTCTTTGTTTTGTTCTCCAATGCTTCTTCTAACTGCTTCAGTAAGTAAAGCGACCTTTTGTTCTTCTGTTCCAACTTTTAGCAACTGTTCTTCTCTTTCAGATAAGATTATTCCACTTCTTTTAAGAGCCATTGTTTGTCCATTCATAGACTTAGCAAACATACTAGCTATACCTTCCATGTCTTGTCCTGTTCCATTAAGTCCTTTTTGTTTAACAAGCAAGTCTTGCATTGTTGGTAATAACTTTTTAATGCTATCACCTTGTAATCTGTATGTTGCTAGTTGTTGAGCTCCTGCAAGAGTTACCTCATCACCTACAACTCCTAAACTTTGCAAACTCCCTGTCAAATCTACTATTGATTTTATTTGTTCATCTCTAAAATTTTGAGCCCTTAGAGTGTTATATAACTTAGCTTCTTGCTCTATTTGATAGTTACTAGCTTCAATAGCTTTGTTGTATTGCCCAACTAGTCCAGATATAGTAAAATATCCAATAGCTAACTGTCCTAATGCACTTCCTGTAATACTCTTAAATCTTTGACTTAAATTCATAGATTCTTTTAAGTTACTTTTAAAGTCTTTAAATCCTTTTGAATTTAAGTAAGTATCTATACTAAATTTTAAAATTCCTGTACTCAATCTATTCCACCTCCCTCATTTTTATAATTCTATTTATGTACGTTTCAAGTTGTTTAATAGTATACTTTTCGGCTCTTTCAAAATCTTTAATGAAATAGCCATACATTGTTATCATATTCTCAATACTTTCATAATTATAGTTTAAGTTACATTCTACGAAATGTATCAACTACTAAACCACAAAAGGCTATGTTCTTTACTTGCTCCCACACTTCAAGTCCTATTTTTTCTATCTCTTGGTATTTATAATCATCAATATTTTTGTTTAACAGTTTTAGAAATGTTTCTCCAGTAAATACAACGTTTTCAAGTCCTGCTATGAATAGTTTTTCCATTGTATAAAGCCCTCTATCATCCAATTTTAACTCTAAGTCTTGATATTTTATGCTTTCAGGCACTCCAATTATATTTTCTAGAGTTTCATTAACACCGCTCGGATATTTCAAAATCTCTTTAGTATAGTCAACTATTCTTGTTCTCCCAATTTCTTTTTCAAGCTTTAATACATAGCTTGCAGGTTGCTCCATAACTGTAACATCATAATTATTTACTCTTATAACTTTCTTTTCCATTTATACCTCCAAAAATAGAGTAGTTAAAAAACTACCCTATTAAGCCATTTTTAAATTAATACATTGTACTTCCCATTCAACACCTTTTGAATCTGCTCCAATCTCAAAAGTCGGTATTTTCTTAAAAAAGCCTTTAGCTGAGAATGCTCCCATAGTTCCATCTAATCCTTTATTAACAAAAGTTACAGGGAAAGTTCCCTTTTCTCCTTCTGTCAATGCTAGTTGTTTAAAAGCTAGATTTAAAGGTGAATTCTGTAAGATTTTAAATTTTATAACTGCATCATAATCATTGTGTTGATTGACACTTCTAGCCCCGTCAACTCCTTTTGTTAAGCTTTTAAAATCTCCATCATACTCTATTGTAATTTTAGTATCATCAGCATAGTCATCAACTCTTGTTTTGCCGATTACTAATTCATAGTTCTTACTATCATAATTATATATATTAGCCATTTATAGCACCTCCTAAACTGAAAAATATAAATCTGAGTTTAATTCTTTTGCACCATAAGCATAGTAAACTGTGATTTTTACCCCTGTAAGAATTCCATTTAAAATATCATTTTTTGGAATTTCTTCAAGTGGTATCATCTCTACTACTGTTTTATCTGCTACTAATGCTTTCATCTTAACGAATTGATTACACCTATCTAAAATTACAGATTTAATCGGTGATAAATCGGCAAATGTAGGCTTTGGAGTCGCTTTCAAATATAATGTTAAATCTTCCTCAAGTCTAAATTTTAAAGCTTTCAAACAATGAATCATATCAATCGGATCACCTGTAACTGTAACACCATTTGCAAGTCCTAATTGCCCTTTCATTCTTGCAACATAGTTAGCTTTGTTCTTGTCTAAAACTCCTTGTTCTGCTCCAATTAGTCCACTTTCAACTGCTCCATTTATAAGTTTATTCGCAACTAATACAGACCCTGCAAATTTTGATATTGCATATCCTGCAACTGCTGCTGCTGTAAGTTCTTCATTTTTATTGAAAAATAATGCTGTTGTATCCTCTGCTATTGCTTTTATCTTAGATTCAGAATTCATTATGTCTTCATCTTTAGTTACTTGTGCAAATAGCATTTTTTGTCTTGCTCCAATTTCTTTAGATATTAAAGCTATTTTTTCTAAGTCAGTTTCATCTGTTACAGTACCAAACCAATCATTTTTTACACTATCGAATAAGTCTTTATAATTGTTTCCAGTTACTGCCTTCCCAAATACTAAGACTTGTTTTGCTCCACCATTAAAAACGGCTTGTAATAGCTTATAAACATCATCTTCAGCAACTACTCCTGTAACATCTTTTATACTTGTAATTAATTGCTCTTCTATTGCTTTCTTAGTGCTAAATACACCAATTATATTTACTGTTGCTTGATCAACTGGGCTTGGCTTGTGTGTGTTAAGAAATACTATTTTCTTTTCTGCACCTAATATAATTCCCATTAGTTACCTCCTTCAATATCAAATTTAACATCTTTTATAATTTCTATTTCTGTTCTTAGTTCTTTAGAAGTTCTTACAGTTAAATCAAAGACATATCTTTCAAGCAAATCACTTGCTGAATAATCTGTAATATCCTTAATCTCTCCCACTTCTTCAATAACTAAGTTCAGTCCATTTAATTTAATCCACCAATTGACAGCCTCTATATTTGTGAAAAAATCTCTAATTATTGCTACATCTATAAAGCTATCTTTTTTACTCAAAGTAAAAGAAAAACTTATTATATGCTTGTTTATATTTGTTTGTTTAAAAACTCCGTATTTCTCAGTGTCTTCTCTATCGTTTGTATATCTATGTATAACTTGATTAGAAATAGTCCTTGCAAGAACACGAGGCAATTTCAATTGTCCATTAACTTTGCTTAAATGCTCAAAAGGGACAGTTTGAAATTTTTCATTTAATTGTTTTATTTTCTCAAGTAGTAATATTTCTAATTCTAGATTACTCATCTTTCATCAACTCCAAAACAAACTCATTAAAATCAGCATATAACCTCGGTAGTATCTCAACTACTCTATAATTTAATCTTTCAACTGTTATAATATCTCCTAGCTTTAAATCATAGCTTTTTAAGATTTTTCCATTCAACTGATTTAAAACTTTTATTGCTGAGTTAAGATCTGCTGTTGCTACTCTTAAAGATTTTTTATAGATTAACATCTCCCAATGATAGACATTTTCTATTCCTTCAGGATTTTTCATATCATATTCAGCTTTACGTGTAACTTGGTATGTTCTTAACTCATTTTTTACAAATTGTTTTAATCTAAATTTCATTTTAAATCTCCTTGACTACATATTCTAAGCTATTTAACATTGTCCTAGTGTCTATTAAAGGCTTTGTTCCACTTCCTTTTTTTTGCCTTGCTAATATAGTACTTTCTGCTAAAGCTGCATAACTTCCTTGCTCTATACTCTTTTTGATATACTCAACAACTTGTTTACCTATATCCTCAAAACATTTTCTAGCTTCCATTTTTCCTAATGCAACTTGGTTTGCATTAAATTTAAATCTATTCATTATTTTTTGAATATTCCCATCTATTGCACTTCTCCAAAATGGTCTAGCCGGATAATGCACTTTAAAGCCTTCGTTCCCGTATTCTAGCCACATCGCTATTAATTCTACCTTTTGCCCGTTAGCTTCTGTATTAGTTTCGCTAAACTGTACGACAAGCTTCCATTTTGCTAATAGATTTAATTGCTTTTCTATATCAGAAAATTTTTCTATACCTTGCACATTTACAGATGTTTTAACTCCAATCATAAGTTTTCCTTACATACTTATAAAGAATATTCTTAGCTTGTGAACTTGCAAATATGATAGAGCCTATATTATTACTAGCATTAGAGTTATAACTTATAGACATATCACCAATTGACTTACTAGCAATGCCTTTTTCAATATCATTAATGTTGTCATCATCGACATCTTTAACTATTGAATAAGCTTCAAGTATCTGAGCTTTTTTTATTTCATCAGGTACTTTTAATTCATTAATTCTAGGAAATATTAATTCTTGTGTTTCACTTCTTCCACTATCCCGAATACTTAAGCTTTCAATCTTATCTAATGCTTTATATAAGCCTTTAGATAATTCTTGTTCTGATACTTCTTCGTATCTGTTTTTTAAGAATTCTTTAGCTTCATCTAAACTTACATAACCTATCATATAAAACTCCTTTTAAAAGCAGTAAGGGAGCTTTTAACTCCCGTTATGCTTGCGATACTTCTAATTCACATAGTAATTTTGTCTTTCCTGTTTCTGTTTCTAAAACATCACAACCGAATAATTGAAGTCCTTTTATGTATTCTCCGAATGATTTTTCGAATCTACCTGCTTCAATTTTGTTTATTTGCATTGCTAAAGTTAATCCTTGACTAACTCCACCTATACAGTGATATTTTTTACCTGTTAATTGAACGTTATTAGATTTGAATATTTGAAATCCTCCATAAGTACCAATATAGTAGCTTTGGTTAATTCCAAGAGTGTTTTCTCCTGTAGAGATACTTGGTAACTCTTTTATTAATTGTCCATAAACTTCAGGAGATAGAACAAGCCATCTATTAGCAGTTTGAACGTTGTCTTTGTCCATTTGTACAGCTAAATTTAATATTAAGTCTGTAACTTTGTTAGTTCCAATTGTTCCTGCAACTTTGTTTTTACATTTTGAGTACAGTTTTGCAAGTTCTGTATCTACAACGTCTGCCATTTCATAAACCGCTTGATTTGTTAGTTGTTCCATAACTCCATCTCTAGCTTGTGCTTTGTCTATATCGTCCATTTTTAATCCAAAGTATTTAGCTTTGTTTATTTGGATAATTTGATAAGCTCCTGTGTCTTCTTGGAATGTTATGTCTGCTCCTGTATAATCTGAAACAGTAACTGCTCCAACCGATAAAACTCTTACTGAACTTCCTTCGTTCTCGATTTTTCCTTCATAGTTTCTGTTTGCTAATGCTCCAAAAACTAAATTTTTATTTAAGTTTCTATTTATAATTTCTGTCCAAACTTCAGGTTTAAAGTTTTGATATGCCATATTATCTAGCCTCCTATACTTCTCTTAATATTTCTTTTAATTGCTCATCTGTTAATTTTGATTTTTCTACATCTGACATCTTAACAAAGTCTTCATATTTAACTTTTGAATTACCATCATTAGTTGGCAATGGTGGTGGTGTAGTGCTTCCCTTTTCACTAAATAAATCAGGATAAGTTGTTTTGAAATTTGCAACTTGCTCATCAAAACCTATAATCTTTCCATCTTTAATATCTAATTTAGAAAAGTCTACTGCATTTATAAGCATTGAACTATATTTAGGTGCTATTGCTCCTAGTCCAAAACTTACTGCTGTTTTAATGGCTTCTTTTTTATAATCATCAAAACTGTTTTTAAATACTATTTCTTTTCCTAAGTCATCAGATGTGATCTTATCTCCTAACTTAGTCTTTAAAAATTTAGTTGCATTATCGTTATATAATTTATCTGACAAGCTTTGATTTTTGCTTATAAACTCAATTACAGCTTCCACAGTCATTGGCTTTTCTATCTCTTTAACTGTTTCTATCATAAACTTGTTATCAGTTAGCCATTTTTTACCCTCATTACTTTCTAATATTTTTTTTTCTTCATCAGTTATTATTAATTTTCCGTCTTTTAATTCCATTTTTTCTCCTCTCAAGCAATTTCTCACTCAAAATTAATTTAATCTAATTGGCTCAGCCCAACATCTACAATTAAAATCTTCGCCTGGTAATTCATCATTGATACTAAATACTAAACCTTCTCGTTCAGCGTGAGATTCTCTTACTCTGTCATCTTTCATTGTGTGCCAAACAAAATGTTCAATACCGTTCTCAATCATTAAGTCTTTACACTCTTGAGCATATAAATTACCTGTTTCATTCCTAGCTAAATTCTCATTTCTGTTATTAAGCCAAGTTTGGAGTTTATCGATATCAGCATTGGAATAGGTACCATTTTCAATGCTTTTAACAATGTCTTTAATCTCTTTACTTGCCCGATTATTAGCTATGTCTTGCTTTAAAGCTTCAAGTGTAGACTTTGGAACTTCGCCATTTTTAAATACCTGTAAATCTCTATTATAATTTTTAATAGTTTCTGTTATCCTTTGTTGTCTTATATCCATTAATTTATCTGATGTTACTGATGTATTATTAAATAAATCATAATTTTTCTTTATCCAATACTTAGCACCTTCTAAATCAGTTCTTTTTAACTCTTCATCTGTGAGTGTTCTCCAACTCTCAAAAGTAGATAAATTAACCTCTATAGCAACTTTTGTTAATTCTTTTATAATGTTTCTTTTTTCCTCATCTGTTAACTCAAACAGTGGTAACTGTCCATTATTAATAGCTTTTCTTGCTCTTTTTGTTCTTTTCTTCGTATAAAATTCAAATATTAATCTTAATTTATTCTCTTGAGCTATTGGGAACATATACTATTCCTCCTTAACTTCTAGCCCTAAATCTTTCATAATCTCGCTTGATAGTTCTTCTAATTTAACTTGTAATGCTTCTTCTCTAGTGATACTAGCTAATGTATTCATTATGTTAATTAGCTTTTCTTGGTACATTACATTAGCTTTAATTTTAGCTATTTCTTCATCTGTATCTTTTCCTAATATTCCTAGAAATTTAATTGCAGTTTCTAAACTCATTAAATTATTTTGAATTCCTTGAACTACTATTGCTATTTTTTCTGTTAATGATAAACTTAAAATGTCTTGTACTTCTATTTGTAAATCTATATCTATCCCTTTAAGCTTCTTATAGCCCCATAGAACGATATTTTTAATTCCAGTGATACATTTACTTCTTTTGCTTTCTACTGTTGCAATAGTACGCTCTAAACTTCTTCTTTTAGCTTCTCCGCTTGCTATAGAGCCTCCTAAGTCGATTCCAAAAGCTAAGTCATTAACTCCTAATTGCTTATAAATGTCATTTTTGATGTCTTCTTTGTGCATTTTCCATTCTTGTGTCTTAGTTTCAAGCTGCACTTGTTTAACTTCCTTGTCATCTTTTGATAATACAACTACTCTATTATCTAGCCTTACAGTGCTACGTCCGTTTGCATCTACTTCTACTAAACTATCAGGCACTTGTAATAGTGGATTAGCTACTTTTTGAAATGCTTGAGATGTTAAAGTATCACCAATAACTAACTCTCTAACATTTGCAACTAAATCATCATTATAATCACTTTTACCAAAGATATTTTCTACTTCTACTACTGCCCAACCTTGAGCTTGTGTATCTCTATAGCCTAATCCATCTATAACCATTCCATTATTTGATAAATTAAAAGGGTAAGGTACTTCATTTATAGAATTTTCTGTAATTTTATATGCTCTATACTCAATACTATCTAACTCATAAATTTCACAAATTAGAGTTTTATTAGACTTGTCATCTTTAGATAAATTGTATATTACATAACCATCAATTAATTTTGGATTATATTCATTTCTAATCGGAAAATAATCTTTTGGTGTTACTGTATAAAAACTAAATCTATCATTTTGTGTAACTCCTTTTAATAGCATTTTCCCACTCCAAGACTGAATGACCATAGCCTTAGCTAGTAAATCATCAAAATCAAACTCTTTTATTAAATCAAATTCACTTTGATTAGTTATTAACTTCTTACTTGTTGCATACTCTGCATAAAGTCTAGTCGTTGCTTGTAATATCCCGTTACTTGCAACTAAATCTTTTAAACTGCAACCTTCACTATCACTTACAAGGCTTCCATTACTCATAGAATAAGTACTCATATATCCTTGCTTGTTTACTATTCCCATATATTCAAGATTTACCCTTGCTTTTACATCATTAAAAAATACATCTGCACTTTTACCATCTGATAACTTTCTATATCTATCACAATTTTTATAAATATCAGTTAAAAGATAATCATTATATGCTTTTAATATCCTTGATTTCTCCATTTTTAAACTCCTAGTGGCTTTCTTATTTCTCCATTTTTAAAAGTTGTCTGTTTATACTTCTCTAGTCCATATCTCATAGCATCCACTGTATGAGGATCCAGTGTAAATTTATCCTCTAAGTAATTCCCGTTCTTATCTTTTTCGTGGCATAGTTCAGTTAATTCTCTATATGTATTTATGCACTTATCAGAAACTATAATCTTATAGAAACTCTTGAGCTTTTGTAATCCATCTAGTACACTTCCTTGCCCTTTTTCAGCATTGATTATTTTGAATCCTGCTCTTCTTATTTCTTCAGTCGTTTCAGGTCTTGCACTATCAGCTATAATCTCTCTATGCTTTTGCTTAATATAACTCATAGCACCTATCAATTCGCTTGTAATTAAGTTCTTGTTATATAATTCATCATAGACATATAAAACGTTATTTTCCCTATCTATAGCCATTCTAACGAGTGCATTATAAGAAACACTAAAACCATAATCTAAGCCATCATATAAATTACCTAAGCCGTATTTACTTAATTCTTTAACTATTGCTTGTACTTCTGTATCGTTAGCTTTAGATACATTTGTAAATACTCTCTCTCCTACTATTCCAAATCTTCCTTGATACGCTATTCTATATCTTTCAATATCATAAGTTTCAAAATTCTTTAATTGCTTTATATATTCATCAGTAACAAAGGCATTATCCTCAACAACCGAATGATGATAATAAGTATCATCAGTTATAATTATTCTATTTTGATAAAGTTCTTCTTCATCTATTCCTGCTTTTTTGATAAATCTTTCATAAGTCCAATTATTAACACTTACGGGGTTATTAGTTAAGAATATATGTAAGTCTTTACCTAATGCTCTCAATCTACCATTTAACTCATTAAATGCGTTGTATGATATTTCTGAACATTCTTCAATCCATATCATATCGACATTATCAATCGATTTTAATTTCTCGCTATCATCTAAGCCCATAAATATAAACTCACTCCCATTTCTACATCTTATGTGAAGCGGGTTTACTGTATAACTAAAGAAGCTATTTAAGTTATAGTTGCTAATTATTCCTTTTAATAAAGAAAAGCAACTTTCTTTTATAGTTCTATAAACAGATCTAACTACTAATATTCTTCTTTTCTCTTGTATAGCTTTTAATACTAGTTTTAAAGCAGTATGATAAGACTTACTACTTCCATATCCTCCAACAATGTAATAGAACCTCTTATCCCAGTTATTTAGATAATCAATAAAATGCTCATTAGCTTGTATATTAATTTCCATTTCTTTTAACTCCATTGATAGTTATACTTACATTGTTGTCTTCAATGTCTATGTCTTGCTTGTCTTTCCATTTACTTGATTTTCTATTCTTTAACCAAAATATTTGGGCTCCTACATCTCCTGGCATTTCTTTTTCTACTTCTTTTATAAATACTGTCTTTTTTCCATCTATCTCTTTAACTTCTTTTATCTTTTCTTTATATCTGTATCCTATTGCTCTTTTAAAAAGTGCATTTTCTACTTCTATGTCTGAAACTTCTTTGCCTTTTTTTAAAGCGTCATTAAAGTCATCATATTTGTTCTTATATACATAAAAAGCATTCTTACTAATACCTAAATTTTTAAATATCTGTTCATCAGTTAATCCATCTCTTTTCCAAGCTTCTATTTCTATAAGTCTTGGTTTAACATCTGTTTCATATTTACTTTTAGCAATTTCTATCACCTCTTAAATAACAACCAGTTTTATAAATAGTTTTTGTTTTGCTTCCTCTGGCTTTTATTCCTCTTAGTTCCATACACATATGTCTAGCTTCAACTTCAACATATACTCCTGCACAATCTAAATTATTTTGTATTGCTTCCGCTATTTCTTTTGTCATTTTTTCTTGTATTTGTAATCTTTTTGCAAATGCTTCAACTACTCTTGGTATCTTAGATAATCCAACAACTTTACCATTTTTTGGTGTATATTTAACTTTTACAGTTCCAATGAATGGCAACATATGATGTTCACACAAAGAATTAAATTCAATATTATCTATTTCAATTTCATTGTTATTATCATTTGTAAAAGTTTTTGATAATATTTCATTTATATCTACACTATATCCAGATGTCATTTCTTTAAATGCTTTTACTACTCTTTTTGGAGTATCAATTAATCCTTCTCTTTGATAATCCTCTCCTAAAGCGATTAATAAATCTTTTATTCCTTCTTGGGCTCTTATTGTGTTCCTATCAATTTGTGTAACTGTATTGATATTTCCCATTCTCCTGCTCCTCTCTCTTTTAACTTTTGTTTTATCTCTCCTAATAAAGCCAAGTTCTTAAACTCTCCGTTTATTTCTACTGGAGATAAAAAATATTTCTTAGCTTTTATCTTATTCTTAATATTTATGCAAAATGTTATAAAATCCATTTTATTATCTGTATCTACAACTATTCTTATTTCATTAGCTTTTTTTAATTTAATAATATTAAGACCATATATAAATTTTGGAGATGTAGCAATATAATCTATATACTCATAACTAATGTTATTAGTTCCGTTAGTTTCAATTGCTATCCAATAACCTTTATTTTTTAACTCTTTTAATAAAGGAGTTAAATTACTAATTGTAGGCTCTCCACCTGTTATAATTACATTCTTACAATTATATTTTGATATTTCTTCCATAATCTCTTGTATTGTTAATTCTTTGTATTTCTTCCAGTCGGTATCACACCAAGGACATTTCAAATTACAATTTCCTAGTCTTATAAATATAACTTGCTTCCCGAAATTGCTTCCCTCTCCTTGAATGCTTTTAAAGATTTCTACTATTTTCATCGTTATAACTCCGTATACTCAATGTAAGATGTTTCTGTTTCATATAAAGTGATTTTAATAAGCTCTATATTTTCACTCTTTAAAATAGGCTTTAATTTATTAAAAATGTATTTTGATATGTTTTCTGCTGTACTTCTATAACCTAAATCAACAAATTTTAAATTATGTTTCATTAAAACTATTTTTATATCTTTTTCAACTTCTTCATTTCCTGCACCCAAAATAAATGCGTGGTCAAACTTATTTATAATATTTTCCTCTACTATTTTTTTTAATTTAGAAAAATCTATAATCATACATTCAGAACTTGAATCAGTTTTATGTTCTCCAGTGCAACTAACTATTAATTTATAAGTATGTCCGTGCAAATTTTTACATTGTCCATAATGATTTGGGAGTATATGAGCAGTATCAAATTTAAACTCTTTATTTACTATTTCCATTTTTATAATTCCCCTTTATATAAACTTTTTTGAAATTTTATAAATTCTTTTCCAGAGACAATTAAAATTTCTGTTGCTAAATTTTTATTAATTTTTTTTGTTTCACTAAATTTTTTATAAACTATTATCTTTTTTTTGTTGTCAAAAATTCCGATTAAAGCATATCTTATACTTGTTCTCCAACTTGAACTATCAACAGAATAAAAATTAAATTCATTTACATTTTTGGCAGTAAAACCTAATCCGTGAACTTTACAATTATTTAATTTTGCTAATTTTAATAAAGGAGTAAAAATTTTTTTATAATCTTTTTTCTTTATATCTTTTATAGCTATCCCACCAATACAGATATAAGGATAATTTTTTATTAAATTTTTATACTCTTCAATACCTCTAGTTAAATGAAAAACTGGAATACTTTTTTTATTTGTTTCTTTTTCAATTTTTTCTCTAATTTGTTTAACTTTTTCATAGCCAATAATTTTATCTATATCTAACTCTATAAAATTTTTAATATCATATTTGTTTATAAAATCTATATACTCAGTAACATAACCATCTAATTTTTCTAAAAAGCTTTCTTTGTTTTTACTTCCAGACAGCATACTAAAAGCCCCACTATCTAAAATAAAATCTTTACATTGAGTTTTTACATAATTCATATATCTATCTAAATAATCTTTTTTGCATTTTTTTAAATAGAAAAAACTTCCTAAAACAAATAAAGGTTTTGTTTCTGTTAAAATTTCTAAATCTTTTTTTATTTCATACGAAGATAAAAATAGTTTCATAGCAATTCCCCACAATGTGGACATCTCTTTTCTTTTTGTTTTTTTTCTTCATCTGATATAAATTCATCGAGGTTAATTTCTTCTGTTTCTTCTAATAGATTTTCAATTTCATACTCACTAAAACCTGTTAAACTTAAATTAAAATTTTCTACTTTCAGAGCATTCAATTCATACAATAATCTATCTAAATCAAAATCAGTATTCATTGTTGTTTTATTGTGAGCAATTATATATGCTCTCTCTTGAACTTCTGTAAGTCCATCTAAAACAATACAAGGTACTTTCGTTAGTCCTAATTGTTTGGCTGCTAAAAATCTTCCGTGGCCCTCTATAATTTGATTATCTGCATTTATTGCTATTGGGTCATTAAATCCAAACTCTTGTATTGAATTAGCTATTTGTTCAATTTGCCAATCAGGGTGTTCTTTAGCATTGTTTTCATATTCTTTAATGTCATCTATGTTTTTATTTATGATTTTTAATTCTTTCATTTTTTACCTCGTTTTTGCTTATACCAAAGCATTTTATGTCTATAATTTGGCTCTAATTTTTCAACTTTATTCAATAATTTTTTATCACTAAAATGCTCCCAATATATAGTTCCTTGTGCTAAATTACCAAATAAACATTGTCCCTCAAGATCTTCAAATCTTGTAATTTCTTTTGAATTTCTGTTTATATCTAAACTTTCTTTTTCTGTTTCAAATTCCAAATTTAATCCTAATACCTTATTTAGTAATGTTGTATGTGTATCTATATAGCTTCCTATGTGTAATTTTCCTAATGCAAATAAAACTGGTCCATCTCTAAAGCCTATATCGAAAAACTTTTTATACGTTTTCATAAAAAACTCCTGTAAAAATAAAAAGGGATATACAAAAAACTAGCCTACTTCCGTAAACTTGCTCTTTATATATCCCATATACTTTTTAATCTAAATTAAATTTTTATCGTAAGATATTATATTCAGTTGTCTTTTTTTATAAAAATTTTGTTCTGTATTTTGGACTAAATTAGTTCTACAAAATACCTAAAATTCTTATATCTTAATTATATCATTTACAATGCATTTTTGCAAATAAAAAAATATTTAAAAAAAATAAAAAAAATAGTTGACATATTGTTAACAATATGTTATTATGTGTATATAGAAAGAAAGATAAATACTAAATAAAAAATTTTAAGGAGTGATGAAAATGACAAGATTAGAAAATTTAAGAAAAGAAGCTAATGAAAGAGGGTATATTTTAATCAACTATGCTCTTTATGTTGGAGATAAAGCAAAATATAAATTACTTTATCCACAAAACAGAGCAGTTGCTGGAAGTTTTAACAAGTTAGAAGAAGTAAAAAGATTCTTAGAAGAAAATAAGAACGATTATACTAGATTTATCTAAAAAGAGTTGGGATACACTCCCAACTCTTATAGAAAGAAAGATAATCCCTAAAAATTTTAGGAGTTATCATTCTTCTATAATATCATAAAAGGAGTAGAAATGGAAGAAAAAAGAAAAGGCTACAAGGATCAAGCTAGTCAGACAGCTGCAACAAAAAGATATTTAGAAAAAAATGTAATTGCCAGTGTAAGAGCTGACAGAAGTCGTTTAAAAAGCAGATGCCTGAAATTTATAAATGAAGTAGCAAATTTAGAAGAGTTACATGAAATTAAAAAATTAATAGATATAAAAATCGAGGGGGTTAAAAGCATGAAAGGTTTTGAAAAATTAGGAACTGGATGGTTTGCAGTAAAGGATAATGGAGTAGATGTTTATTTAGTGGCTCTAAAAAAAGACGTAGTAATTGAACCAAACACAAGTTGGGGTAGATATATGGCATATCTTAAAGAAAATGCTAATTGTTTAACTGAGCAAGAATTAAAAAAGTATTTTCTTGCTAAAACTGGAAAAGAATATACAACAGAAGATTTAAAAAAAGCATCTACATATAAAAAATATTTAGATGAACTAGTAATATTAAATTTTGCTTATGTAAATAATGAATTTATCAGAACTACAAGTGAAGTTTTAAAGAGTTTTTAAAAAAAATAAATAAAAGGGGTTTAGCCCCTTTTTTTCTTATCTAAAATATCATATAAATCTACAATAGAACTAACTTTGAAGGCAGTTTTTACTGTATCTATTGAAGCAAGTTCTCGTTTTTTCAACTCTTTGATTAAATCAATTTGCTTCATTTTCCCTTTTTCTGAGTAAAGTTTTTTTATATCAGCTTTTAATTTTATATAATCTATTCTCGCTTTACTCCTGTTATCATCGTATCCACATTCATTTTTAAGCCCTCTTAATCCACCAAATAAAAAAGTTAATTTATTTATTTTATAGTTAAGATATTTTTTGATATGTTCTATTGTTGCTCCACTTTTTAAATTTAATTTTTCTGATAATTCTCTATATTCTTTTTTTATTTTTTCTTTTTCATATTCTATTTTTTCTTTTAAAATTTCTTTTCTATCAATTAATTTAAGAACTTCCTCCCAATTTTTACATTTTAATCTTTTCAAGACAAAAGGTAATGTAATATTTCCTTTTTCTTTGAAAAAACTTGTGCTATATAACTCATTAGAATCGATTTTTTCTTGTAAAAATTTTATAAGTTGATCTTTATTAAAATTATATTCTTTTTTTTCTTCAATAAACATCTTTTTAAATGATCTTACAGTTCCATAGTGACGTCTTATTGTTGTAGGAGTAGCTAATGTATCAACAAATTTTTTAGGTGGATAGACTCCATTTTCTTTTATGTAATCTTTGATAGAATTTTCTAATTTTTTTTTATTGAATTTTTTTACATGTAATTTTAAATTTAATTTTTTTAAATAACTTGCATAGTCAAAAGGTATGTATCCATATTCGTTTTTAAATTCAGTTGGTCCTGGACTTTTTCCTAATTTTTCCGATAAATCTTTAACTTGTTTTAATATTTTCTCTTTATCTTTAACTATAATATTTGGAGTAAACCCTGCTTCAATTAGCATTTCAGAGTATTTCCCCCCGTAATAAAATGGATTATACTTATATTCTTTTTGAAACTCATCACTTGTTGGGACTCTATTTAATCTTTTTGCTAATTTTTTAATATCTTTGATTACAGATTCTTTATTTTTTTTAACTTTCATATAATCACCTTTTCACAAAAATAAGCAGTATAAAAATACTGCTCCAAGTTGGTAATACATTATATTCATATTATATCATTTTTTTTATTTTCTTCAAGAATCTTTTTTATCTCTTCATTTTCATATCTGTTATTCTTGGAAAATATAACTATTCTTCCATCTTTGACCTTGATTCGATATTCTCCATCTCCTAACTCGTGTATAAGTTTTGGGATATGTCTAATTCTTACTAAACTCATTCTTGTAACTCCTCCACTTCGATTATAAAATAATCTCTATCACAACCTAATTTCTTAGTTGATTTTAGTTCATAGATAAAACTATCATCTGTATAAAGAAAGCCGTTAAAACTATCTAATATCGCTTTAAAATAGTTATCTATATCTTTTTTACGATTATCTTTGAAATATAATTCTATATTTACTTTTATTTTTCCTGTGAAAGTTATATATTTTTGAGTTTTTATAAAATTTTGTACGTTTTCTCTAAATTGTCTCCCTGCTTTAGATAGATATTGTCCTCCGTACTTTGCAGTCCTCCAATGAGTATTAACTGAGTCAGGTCTAAATGGAATTTCAAATCTTTGTTTCATCTTATCACTTCCAAATTAACATTGCTATTGAGATAGCTTCTACAAATACTAATGCACCAAAGAAAAAGTTTAAATTTTCTGCTCTACTCAATTTATCATCTTTTTCATAATAACTCTCATTCCAGTATTTAGCATGATTTTTATAATATTCTTTTTCTTTTTCAGCTTCCTCTCTTTTTTCTCCAGCTTCCTTAGCTTGAGTTATGTAGAATACTCTTTCAGCTTCCAGCTTTTCAAATTTATCTTTTAGATTTGTTTTTTCTTTGTTTTTAGCTAGTAAATTATTATTTAAAATTTCAATTTCTTCTTTTAAACTGTCAATTTCTTTAATGTAAGCCTTGTTATTTCCTGGATTATTTTTTAAATCTTTAATTAAATTTAAAATATATTTTTCGCACTCTTCCTTACTATTTAGCTTAGAAGCATTAAAAGTAACTCCAGCTTCTTTATTAACTTTTGTTATAAAACTTCTTAAATAATCTCTTGTTTCTATTTTTTTTATTACCATTTAGTCCTCCTATTAAAATAATATTATTCCTAATTCAACTATTGCTATTACAATTGCTGCTGTTAAATAGAATCTATTTAACACTAAATCTACTTTAGTTATTATCAACTCTTTATCTTTTATAAAGCTTTTTTCACTTAGCTCATAGTATTCACTTTTCCAGTTATTAGCATATTTTATATAAAGTCTTTTTTCATTTTCTAATCTTTTGTTTTTTATTTTTAATTTTTTGATTTCTTTTTTTAACTTCTTAGTTTTTCTCATTGCTCTTGTGCTACTCCTATAATTTCATCAGCTATAGTTTTTACATTTGTCATCATTTGAGACATCTCTTTAAGTTCATCTAATGTTATAAATTCATCATCATTTGATACATAAAGATTATAATTTTCTCCTTTATGATATTGTGCTATCTCGATATTATGATTAGTGTACTCAAAATCGTAAAATGAGAAATACACTGTAATATTATCTTTTTGAACTAATACTACATCTTTTATAGTGCTTACTTCATAAGTTTCTAAATCATTTAATCTGTTCACAATTTCCTTTAAATTTTTAATTGTAGCAAATTCCGAATATGCTTTAATTTCTTGAGCATATCTCTCATTAAATTTTTGCATTTCTAAAGCTATTTTTTCGCTAATATTCATAATATCCTCCTATTTCTTCAACTACTTCTTTTATTTGTTTTATCCCTTTTTTATCAGCTTCAATATCTCTTTTATACTCTATTTTTTGAGTGTTTGGAGTAACTAAAGTTAATGTTTTTCCCATATCTCTATATCCAATTTTATTTATAGTTTGTGTCCCATTAGTTACATCAAAATATCCTAGATAATACTTGCTAACTTCATAATTATTTCTTGTGTATGCTTTGTAAACTTTAGCAAATTCAAAAGTTAAGAACTTATCTAGTTCATCAGTAGACATCGAGCAAAGATTTTGCCAACCGTCTAAACTGTCTATAACTGCATGAATTCCTTTGTCCTCGAATTCAATTGATGTATATGATCCGTATCTGATAAGTGCATTTTTTAGAAGCTGCTTAGCTAAAACTACTCTATCATCTAAGTTACTTTCAGTGGTTCCAGTTGCATATTGTAGAATCTCAGCAACTTGTGGAAAACTTTTATAAACTCTATTTCTAATCATAGAAATAAAAGCTTTATCTAATTGCTCTACACTTAGAGAACTTAGAGCAATGCAATATATATTTATTTTTTCTTTAGTCATATCGTTAGTTGGGAAATAGTCTAAAAATTTCTTAAAACTTGTATTAAATTCTTGGCTAGTCATTATAATCCGTACCTCTCTTTCATTTGATCTATGTAGTTATCATCAACTAAAAATTGGCTTGTATCTTTACTTTGAGCAAGTTTATTATTTGTATTATTAGTTTTGGATAATTTGTACTTTGCTATCCATTCAGGCTCTAATCCTTGCCATTCTTTCTCTTGTGCAATTTCTATAGCTTCATCTAAACTAAAATAATCAGGAAAATCTCTAATTATTTTTTGAATAGGTACTATTGTTTTAATCTGTTTTTTTATAGATTTTCTGTATTCTACATACTTAAATAAAAGCTGTTTATAGTCATCATCTAAATCTAGATTATTGATATAAATTTCAACTTCATTTTTAGATTTTTCTTTTTTTATATTTTTTTCTTTTAATAAGTTATTATTTTCTAAGTTATTATTTATATATTCTTTATTGTTTGAAATTTTTTCAATGCATGCATTTGAATTTTTTAAATCCTTGCATTCAAAATTTTTAAAACCTTGCTTTTTATTTTCTTCATTGCTAGGTTTAGAATTTTTTAAATCCTGTGTTTTAAAAACTAACTCCTCTATTTTTTGAAAATTAATTCTAAAATATCTCTTCATTGGCATCCCTTTATTTTCTTGTTCAAGAATACCTAATTTTGTTAATTCTTCAATAATTTTACTTTGCTTGTGATTAGAAAGCCCTGTTTCTTCTTCCAAAGATGGAGCAGTTTTATAAAACCAACCATCATCATTAGCAAGTCCATCACTAGCTTCTATTAAAGTTGTTAATAAAAACCCTGCTTCTATTCCTATTGCTTTAACTATCTGTTTATTTAAAACAAAATAACTACTTGACATTAATAACTGTTTTAGTGTTCTATTTTCCATTGTTTACCTCCTATATATTTGGAGAGCCTTGGTAGTTCTCCTATTTTATTAATTCAATTAGTAGAGCCTATACAGAGCCTACCAAAGCGATGTACAGACCCCACTAATTCAATTAATAAATCTACTTATAACTTTTCGCTCGATTTCTCACACAATTTTTATTTAAAATTTTCTTTTAATATCAATATATTTTTTAAAGTATATTTAAAATTTCGCACGATTTAACACATAATTAGCTTGAAAGCTACTAGAAAGTTTTAATTTTTACTAGATACTTTTTATATCCTTAGCAACTCATTAATTTATCTATATTTAAGATACTTTTATAAATTGATATGATAGAAGTTACTAGATACTTATAAAAAATACTAGATACTTTTTATAATTTATATCCTACATCTTTATCAACTAGTATTTCACAAGAACAGCCATTGCTAGATAAAGATGTAAGATAGTTGGCTTTTTTACATCATAAAAAGCTGCACACAACCAAAACATATAGTTATAACATTTATCGAACTTATAACTGCACGGATAGAATTTAATTCAAGTTGTGATAACTCTATAACTTCATCTATCAAAGTTACCCCCTAGAGTGTTTTTTTTGAGAACAGGTTAAATACACCTTCCACAGTGTCAAACTTCTGAATCTCACCGGAGTTTATATTGCAAGGGGATAAAACACAAGAATTCTCAGCTGAAGCCTACCCACATTCGTGGACTTAGTTTTATCCAGTAGCTACACCTTACATAAATAGCACTAATGAGGGAGTTAAAACAATTAAAAATCATTTTAATATTAGTGCTATATATCTAAGATTTAGATAATCCTTACACAGAAACACACAAGGTAAAGGAGGATGTCAAGAAATTTAAACAGATATCAAAAACCCTTGTGTGTATTTGTCTAAGGACTAGCCTTAGATTTTAAGTTGATAATTATCAACTTAATTTATAAAAAAAATTATATAATTGATAATATTTTATATAATTTATCTAAAACTTTTTGATTTTCTTTTTTACATTCTCTGTATAGATATTGTCTACTTCTTCCATCTTTTTTAGCTAAAACAGTGAAAGAAATATTTTTATCAATCATTCTTTTTTTTAATTCGATAAAGCTTTTCATTTTATCACCTCTAACATATTATAATATTTTAGTTGTTAATTGTCAACTTAATATTTAAAAAAAAATAAAACCACCAATAAAAGTGGTTTATTTTTCTTATTTATATGTCTGTATTATTAGTTAATTCATCTATTTTGTCTAAAACTGTTGTATAGCTATTATTGTCCACAAAATCCAAGTAGTCTTCTAATTTAATATCAATATTTAATTTATTTAATGAATTTGCTAATACTTTCTTGATTTCTTTAGTTGGTTTATATTGATGGAGTACAATAGTTGAAAGTCTTAAAGCTTCATAGTAATTTTGATTTTTTTCTTCTGCTTTTGCCATCAATTTAAAGAATTTATCTTCATCTATAAAATAAGATATAGAATACTTTGATAATTCGTTAAATAAAGTTTTTATTTCCTCCATATCATCTTTTAATGTTCGAGAATCATTGACTTCTAACATTAAGTCAACTGCTTCTACTTTTTTTAATAATTTTTTTAGCTTATTTCTTATGATCTGATTTTCATTTTCTATTAATTCTAATTCATAATCTATTCTTTTTTCTTCTTTTCCTAATTGAATAAAAAATACATATAAAAAAATAGGTATTGTAATTATAAAGCTTTTAATTCCTTGAAAAATAATCCCTAAAATAATAAATATTATACTTAAATAAAAAAAATTTTTATTAGCATCTTTAGGAACTTTACCAGTAAAATTATAGTTGTCAATTGTTAATACTGGATTAGTTCCATCTTGAAAATCAGAAGCTGTATCTTTTTTATTTCCACTTAAATTTTTACTGTATCTTATACCAGTACCAGGGATACTTGTTGTTACTCTGGTACCATTTTTACCAAAATTTAAAGTAGCTCCAGGGCCACCAACAGATGTAGAAACTCCATTTTTGCTAAAATTTAAATATAATCCTTTCATAATTTTTAATCTTTTTCTGAATGAAAATCCCATAAAACTCCCCTCCTAAAATTTTTATAAAGGTTTTCTTGTTGAAACTATTTTAATAACTCTACCATTAATTTTTAAATATTCTTGTTTTTCTTCGTTTATTAAAATATCATCATAATCTGTATTATCACTTTTTAAAATAACTATTCTTGTATTTTCATCTATAACTATTCTTTTTATAAAACTTTCATCATCATAAGTTACAACATATATTTTATTTTTTTGATATTCTGTATCATTAGGATCAACCAATGCAAACTCTCCCTCTACAATAGTTGGCTCCATACTGTTGCCCTCTATTTTAACAAAAAAGCAGTCGTTTGGAAAGTCTTCATCTAATATTGGCATTTTATATATTTCTTGTTCTAAATTTAGATACCCATTTCCAGCACTTGCTTTGCCATATACAGGGAAATAAACAATTTTTCTCATTGAATTTTTAATTTCAAAACTTTCTTTTTTTGTATGTATTTCTATGTCATCATCTAAAAAGCCTACCATTTTAAATAATTCAATAACATCTAGTTTTAAAGCTTTTGCTAGTTTTTTTAAATAAATAGGATTAAGTTTTCTTTTCTTACCATTTTCTATCCTTGAAAGATCTGACTTGTCTATGTCTGTTTTCATCAACATTTGATTAGTGCTATATCCTAACTCTTCTCTTCTATTTTTTAAAAAATTCCCAATTTCTATAGCTTTTTCTTCAGATAATTCATAATCTCTTTCTTTCATAGTGAAAACTCCTTTTTTCTTATATTTTAATACTTCTGTTGACATTTGACAACAAAAATAAAAAAATAATTAAAAAAACAGTTGACAAATGACAACTAACATATTATAATAAGTGTATAGAAGTTAAGAAAACAAATTTTTTTTAAATATTAAGTTGACAATTAACAACTTAATTAAAACGGAGGGGAATATGAAAGAAGTAAAAAACAGAAAACAACTAAAAAAACTACTACTAGATGAAAGTTTAGTAGTAATTGAAAGAGTTGTAATAAATGATAGAACTGAATACAAAGAAGTATCTGAGGATATCAGAAACTTCCTTATAGAACAAATAAAAGGGCTAGATGTTAGCTACTGTGAAAATGGTAAACAACATTTTAGACACGGATATACTTACTATTACATTGAAGAAAAAACAGTTATACCTGTAAAGTTAGAAACTGCTATACCTGAAAATATAACTTGGAATTAGGGAGTGTAAAAACTCCCTTGAAGGAGAAAAATATGAAAGAAGGAACAAAGATAATAATTACTACTAATTATGCAGGAGTTGAGAAAAAAACAATATTAGAATGTGTAAAAATAGACAATTTAGGTACTTGGTTTAAAAGAGAAGGAAAAAGAAATTTAATTTTAGCAGATAAAAATTGGTTTAAAAGTGAAAATAGAAAAGTTAAAGTTATAGGAGGATAGTATGTTTAAAACATTAAAATTTTTAAGTCAAGGAAGCCACAAAGGGATTAAATGGGAGATATATCTAAGTAAAAAAGAAACTTATGAGTATACTCCAAAATTTAAAGTTAACTATGAGTGTAATTACGTAGGTTACATAAAATTTAATGAATGTTTTGAAAAAGCTGTAGAAACTCCAATATTTCATAAAGAATATTCTTACAAAAAATCTAGGTTGATAATGGAATTAATTAATTCAAAGATAGATGAATTCTTAGGAGGGCAAGAATGAAATTAAAAGAAGCATTAAAAAGACTAGAACAAGAAAAATTTAATATAAATTATAACTTTAATTCTCAATACTGGGAGTTAGTTATTTTTAGAGATGACTATGAAATCGAAAAAACTTATACAAGCGAGTTTCTAAAAACTGTATTAGAAAATCATTTTAATCAAAAAATAGATTTTGATAGTTACAAAGAAGCATATTATCAAAACGGATATAGAAATCTATATCTAAACTATGACAATACTGATTATTCAGATAATTTTATAACTATTTGTCTGAATGATAAATATGAGGAAGAACATCAAAGAACTTTTGTAATAAAAAATATAGATGATTTAGCTTTTAAGTTAGAAAACTTAAATAGCTTATTTACAGATTACGAGTTAGATTTAACTCAAATATTCAAGGAGGCTAGACAATATGCTTATAGATAGTGAAAAATTAAAAGAATTAATTAAAGAAAATATGAGCAAAGTTAACACTTGGGATATTATAGAAATAGCAAAACCTGGAATAATTGGAGGGCTTGAACTAGCTTTAAATGATATTGAATTTCTAGAAAATGAAAGTAAATAGGAGGATAAAAATGAAAATAACAAAAATAAATGGTGTAAATATCAAAGATATTCCTTTGAAAAATATAAAATTAGCTGATGGGAAAGTAATTATAAAAAAATAGGAGGGTAAAAATGTTAAAAGATACAGTTTTAAGCAAATACTGGAACAAAGAAGAATTAAAAGGGCTTTCTTTAAAGAGAGCCTTAGCAATAATACAAGTTTTAGAACTTTGGGAGGGGAATATTGAATGATGATAAAAGACAATTATGCTCAAGCTTCTATCAAGGAAGTTTTAAAGTATAAATTAAATTGGTTGTATAAATTATATTTAAAATACGTTGAATTATATGATTTCGACGATTTAATCTAGGAGGATAAAATGAATATATATGAAAAATTATTAAAAGCACAAGTTGAATTAAAAGCACATAAAGGGCAATATAACAGTTTTGGAAAATATAAGTATAGAAGTTGTGAGGATATATTGGAAGCTTTAAAACCTGTATTAGATAAGTTAAAACTAACATTATTTATAAGTGATGAAATAGTTGAGGTTGGTGGAAGTTATAAAACAAGTAAAAAAGATGAAACAATTGAAACGGTAGGAAGAAAATACGTAAAAGCTACAATTACTCTTATAAATATAGAAAAGCCTGATGAACAAATAAAAGTATCAGCACTAGCAAGAGAAGAAGAAACAAAAAAGGGGATGGACGGCTCACAAATAACAGGAGCAAGCTCATCATATGCTAGGAAATACGCTTTAAATGGTATGTTTATGATAGATGATACTAAAGATAGCGATAGCACCAACACACACGGAAAAGAAGAAGCTAAAAAGACAACTGAAACAGAATTTAAAAAAGCTATAGATATGATAAATGCTTTAGCTAATACAGAAGAAAAATCTGAAAAAGTTTTTGATATGATAGAAAAATTTAATAAAAATAGCTTGTTAGATTGCACTATTGAAGAACTTAAAAAAGTATATAACGAATTAAAGAAAATAGGAGGATAGAATGAATTTAGTTATTTTAAAGGGGCATTTGGAAAGACAGCACAATTTATAGCTGAATACTTTAGAAAAGGACAAGAGATTTTGTTAAGAGGGAATATAAAAACGGAAACTTTAGAAAAAGAAGGATCTAAAGTTTATAAACAAAGTGTGTTCGTTGAAAATATTGAATTCGTAGGAAGTAAAAAAGATAATGAAAACAAGGAAACAGAAGAAGGAGCTAACGAAACGGATCCGAATTCTGATGAATTTCCTTTTTAAAAAATAATAGATAGGAGCAATTAAATGGAGAAATTAGGATACACAAGAGCAACACAAAAATTAATATATTGGCTTTTAGATGACTTTGCTAACTTTTGGCAAGGCAATGAAGCAGGAGCGAAGCCAAGCTTTATAGAACTAGCTTACACAAAAGAAGTAATGAAAGCTAAATTTGTAAAAATCTACAATGGTTTTGATACTGTTAAAAATGCTCAAGCATTCCTAATTTCTTCTTTAATGAATAAGGATAATCTAACAGTAGATGAATTGACTAGCAACGTAATAAAGGCATTACAGAGCCTAGCAATTCAAAATGGTGGATTTAGTTTATCACTTGGTAGCCTAACACAGAAGCAAGCTAATGACTTTGTTAAATGGTTGTTTGAAATGGCTATCTATTGGGAGATACCACTTAGACAAGAAATTAGAGATTTGTTTGCTGAGGATTATCAAGATACTTTTATATGGGTAACTTTAAAGAAAAAGATATGTTGTATATGTGGAAAGCCTGGAGAGTTACAACATTTTGATAGAGTCGGAACAAGTGGATATAAATCAGATACAGGCTTAAATTATAGAGTGATGTGCTTATGTAGAGAGCATCACGATGAAGCTGATAATTGTATCAGTCGTATTGATTTTGTTAAGAAATATCACTTGAATGGAATATACTTAACATCTAAACAAGTGAAAGAATTGAAAGGAGTTTATAAAGGACACTTTCAAGCATTTAAGGAGGAGAAATGAATTTAGATAAAAAATATATAGACAAATTTTTAAAAATTATGGAACTATCTATCAAAAAAAATATACCAGGTAAAAGAGATATTTTTATAAATTTTTATGGAAATATTGGAGTATTTAATATAAGAATTTATAAAAATGGTTGGAATGAAAATAAAATAGAAGATTTTAGAGATGATGGAATTTGTTTAGATGATCGATTTATAATTGATGAAGATCATAAAAAATATTTAGATGAAAAATTAGATAACATTATAAAAATAATTGAAGAATTATAAGAAATAACGACTATTTCAAAAATTAAAACAGTAGTAAAAATCTAAAGTTAAACACTTTGCCGACGTCAGGAAGATGTTGAAAGTATGAAAAATAGGAGGAGAAAATGGAAAAAGAAAAGGTTTTAGAGATAGAAATAACTAAGATTGATGACTATTGGAATGCGATAACAGTAAAAAAAATAAAAGAAGATTTTAAAAGTAATGATTTACTTGAATGGATTACAATTGGTGAAAATTATGTATGCAATTATAAAATTTTTATAAATCGTGTATATCCTAATACCCCTTTCATAGCAGGAAATGAAACAACTTTTATATTCAAAGACATTGTAGATAAAATAAATGAAAAATATGGAATACCTTATAGGTGGAGAGCGAAAGAAAATGAAGAATACTTTACTATAAAAGATGATGGTCATATTAATAGATATGTAGACATCTACTGTACTGATGATGATTATAAATACAACTTAGGAAACTACTTTAGAACGTATAAAGAAGCAGAAGAAGTTTTAAAATCTAAGGAGTGGAAAGAGTTCTGGGAAAAAGTAAGAGAAGGAGGGATTGGAGAAGATGAATAATGAGTAAATATAAAGTTGGGTTTTTAGTAAATAGTAATGCTAATGCTTTTTGTAAAAATGTAGAAGTTGTAGATTTAGTTGATGATTACAACTATTCAGAAGAAGAAGCTGAAAAAATTATAAAAGACGAAGATAAAATGATTGAATTATTAAAAGAATGGGTATGGGATACCATTGAAACAAATGTAGAATATTTAGAAACGGAAGAAGAAGTTAAAAATTGGTGGTCAATAGGTGATTAAAAAAGGAGGCTAAGATGTTATTAAAAAAAATAATAATGTTTTTATTGTTAATGCCTATTGCGGTGTTAGTAGGGACAGGACTTACACTAATATGGGCTATGATTGTACAATGGTTTTTAAATAAATGGGATTAAGAGGATGAAAATGAATAAAATAATATTAAGTTTTATAAATAAATTTATGATAGAACATCAAGACGAAATAATTGAAGTAATAACAAACACTAATGGAGAGTTATCTAAACAATGGGAAGAACAAGGAAATTCTGTTAAAGAGTATTTAGGACTAATGGGTGATGAAAATGTGGAGATGTAAAATTTGTGGATGTACAAAATTTGAAATGGAGAGAAAAATCATTAATAGAGATTTCGATAGTAAAAAAAATACATTTAATATTAATATTAATGATGTTAAGAGTAGTGTAATGTGCTGTATTTGCTATAATCAAGGTGAAGATATAAGGGATATAGCAACTTGGGAGGGAAAAGATGAGAGAGATTAAATTTAGAGCTTGGGTAAAAGAAAAAAAAGCAATATTTGAAGTTATTTTAATTGATTATGTAACTAAAAAGGTAACTTATTTACTTGAAAGAGTTGGACATTTTTTAAGTATAAGAGACGCTAAATTTAATGATGTTGAATTTATGCAATACACAGGATTAGAAGATAAAAATGGAAAAGAAATTTATGAGGGAGATATTTTATCAAATGGAAACGATGAGAAACCTTATAAAGTTATTTTTGAAAATGGAAGTTTTAGAGCAGAATTAGAGGGGGATTTTGAAGAGTATTCTTTTGATTTAATTGATGTAGTTGCACAAGGTTGTGAAGTTGCAGGGAATATTTATGAAAATCCTGAATTGATGGAGGAATAAAATGAGTATAGACTTAAATAAACTAATGAACTATAAATCTTTGGCTTATGGAGCTTCAAATATTGCCCAGTTAGGAAAAGTTAAAGAGGAGTACAAGGAGTTATTGGCAGAAGTTAAGGAAACAAGTACTTTTACAACAATTAAAAACATAGATAATTTTAAAGCAGAAGCTTTAGATTTGATAACTGCTACTGTAAATCTGTTGATGCTTAGTGGATTAAGTGAGAAAGATTTTGATAAGCATATAAATAAGCTAGAATATTATAAAAATGTGAAATATAAAGATAAGTAAGGAGTGGAACTGATGGTAAAGAAATTAAATTTATACTTAAAAAATAATAGTAGTGGTTTTTTTCATAATAGTAGAGAAGATGTAAAAAATTTATCTAAAGTAATTAATATAATTATAGAAAAAATGAACGATTGTATTCTTGCTTTAAACAAAATAGAAAAAGAATTAAAAGATTTAAAAAAGGAGAAAGAAAATGGATAACTTAACATATAATGCTAAAGAAGTAATGGAACTTTTAAAGTGTTCTAGAGCCACAGCTTATAGAACAATAGATAAAATTAATCAAATACATTGTAAAAAAAATAAATTAGATGTGAAGGTACTTTCAAGTGGAAGAATTAGTAAAAAACTTTTCCACGAATACTATCCAAGTAATTAAAAGATTTACAATTCTTGAAAGTGGGAGTAAGATTATATAAACTCCCTCTTTTTTTAAAGGAGGATAAAATGAAAAATGAAAACGGATCAGGCAGTGTATATAAACTTAGTGGAAAAAGGAGGAAATGCTGGGTAGCTAGAGTTACTGTTGGCTTTGTAGATGGAAAGCAAAAGAGAAAAATTATAGGAACATATGAAACTAGAAAAGAAGCACAAGCTGAGTTACTAGGATATTTGAATAATCCTACTCTATATAGTGGTAAGACTTTTAAAGATGTAAAAGATTTATGGTATAAAGGATATTCTAAAACAGTATCTAGTGTTACTTTAAAAAACTTAGAATTTCAGTTAAAAAAATTAGATGTGTTTGATGAGGTTAAAATAAAAGAATTAAAATTATATACATTACAAAAGTTTTTTGATGATATGGATAATTCTTATGGAACAAAGTCTTTTGTTAGAAGCATTTTTAATATGATATTTGAATTTGCTTTAAAAAATGAATTTATAGAAACTAATCGTATAAAATTTATTGAACTTGGAAAAAATGAAAAAGTTATTAAGAGAAAAATTTTTACAACTGATGAAATAAAAATACTCTTTAATAACTTAGATTCTGATAACAGATTTGTTAAAAAGATGACATATGGCACTTTAATTTTAATTTATACAGGGCTTAGAATTAGCGAATTTATAAATTTAAAAACTAAAGATGTTGATTTAGAGAAGAATGTAATCTATATTAGAAAAAGTAAAACATTATCAGGAATTAGGAAAATTCCAATTTCTCAAAAAGTTATACAATTGTTTAAAGATAATATAGATTATTCTAAAGAATATTTTTTCTTCAATAACAAAGGGAATAAATATATTTATTTCAACTTTTCAACACAGTTTAATCAAATGTTAGAGTTGCTAGAATTACAGAAGCACACAATACATGATACAAGGCATACGTTTGCTACACTTCTAAATAATGCTAATGCAAATAGCACAAGCATTATAAAATTGATAGGACATACAGATTTTAAAACTACTGAAGAAATATACACACATAAGGATATTGAAGAACTTAGAAAAGCAGTTAATTTATTAAATTAAATTTGTTGGCTACTTGTTGGCTACTGATGTAAGAAATATG